AATGTTATTTCTCATTTGTGCCAGATTTATGCAAATCATATTAATCATAACGCTTTCATTACATCGCTCCATTAATTCACACTCAGCAATTTTCCCAAGATTAATCATGATACAGTTGAGATAGTTCTTGATTATTTCAAACGTTCCTTGAGAAGTAGTAACTGCACAGTTTCTTAAGCGATCTTTTATTGAACCACGTGATGTGAAAATGGCTATCTTCAATTTTTCGCGAGCTACAGCAGATGAATAGCCACTTGGATCTATATGAGTCAGATTAAAGGCTTCAACATTATCAAAATAAGTCTTACATATTGTAAGTAATCTATTTGAATAGAAGTCAATCGGAATGTGTACAGTCTCCATTAACTCACCCCCAAAGATATTTTGATGGTATTATCTTTAGTATAGCACAAATACGCTAATAAAACAAGGAGATATAACCATGTTTTTCAAACTTAGCCTCGAAAATTCCAATGGTGATCGTGTTGACATGACCGCTACGGCGAATCAGTATATGACCTCGCGGGTGGAAGGGCTGAATCCTCCCACCGGCACAATCAGCACCTCCTCCTACGCAGGTATGGACGGCAGCTACCTCAACAACGCCTTCATTGAGAAGCGGAATGTTGTCATTTCCTTCGAGATGCGCGGCGTGGGAGTGGAAGCCCGAAGGCATCAGCTTTACAAGGTGGTGAAACCTTCCCGCTACATCAAAATCTACTATGCGACCGCAGGCATTGACGTGTTTGCGGAGGGCTATGTGGAAAGCTGTGAGGTACAAAACTTCGAGATGCTTACAACCGGGCAGATTTCTATTCTCTGCCCGGATATTTATTGGTATTCCACGACTTCGGTCAAGGCTTACTACTCGCAGATCACCAGAGCATTCACATTTCCGTTCCCGACGGAGAGCAACCCGGAGCCGTTTATACTCGGCAAATACAACACGCAGAACATGATGACCATTGTCAACGACGGTGACGAAATCGGATTCACGCTGGTGATTGAAGCGCTGGAGGATGCGCGTTCTCCTACGCTGTATAATGCTGACACGGACGAGTATCTCCAGATCACCGGCGACATTCTCGCGGGCGATATTATTACGGTTACGACCAAGACGGGCAACAAGACCGTTACGCTCGAACGCGGCGGCGTCAAGACAAACATCATCAATCGGCTGGTGTCCGGCTCAACATGGCTGACGCTGCGGGAGGGCAAAAACCGCTTTTATCTGCGTGGTACGGGGCTGCAAAATCTGAAAGTAAAAATCGTCCATACGAACGCTTTTCTGGGGGTGTGATATGCAGATTGAAGTTTACCGCATGACGGCGGAGGAAGATGCGCTGACGATTACTCTTGAGGCGGTCTGCGACACCTTTTCTTCGCTCCTCTGGGATATTGAATATTACGACTGCGGCAGTTTTGAGGTGTATATCGCCGCCAATCCGGAGAATCTTTCGATTTTTCAGACCGGCAGAATCGTCGGTCGTGATGACGATAACCAGCATTTCGGTATTATTGAGTCTGTGCAGATTGATACAGATGCCGAAAACGGCGACTATCTGACAGTGCGTGGTCGCTTTTTGATGTGTCTGCTGGAACGGCGCATCATTCATCCGACATACAACGTCACATCGGCAAAGGCATACAGCGAGATCGTCCGGGAGGTCGTGACGCAGAATGCACTGCTCTCGGATAACCGCAGGATTCCGGGGCTTTCCCTCGGAACGGTGTCCGGTGCTTGTTGGGAGCAGACAGCAAAGCTGCAAGTATCTTACACCAATCTGATGCGGTGGGTGTATACGATCTGCGTGAAGATCGGAGGAACAGCAAATATCCGGCTGGTGAAAGCCAGCGGAGAGCAGTACCGAATGGTATTCGACCTCTCGGAAGGCACTGACCGCAGCCTGATGCAGGAGGATAATCCGCATATTATATTCTCCGACGCATACAGCAATCTGCTGTCGTTCAGCTATGCGGAGGATGCTTCTGTCCAGCTCAATTTTGCCTACATCTTCGGTCAGGGCAAGGGCGATGAACGCAAACGCACCACATATTGTGTCGGTGATGAGCCTGCATATCTTGAACGCTATGAGGTGTATGTGGATGCGGACGATATTTCCGAGACAGAGCAGATCGAGGGCGAGACCGTCCCGATACCGGAGGAGAAATACATCGAGCTGCTGAAAACACGTGGCTCGGAAAAGCTGGTGCTGCCGCAGACGGCATCGGAGTCCACGATTGCTACGCACAACACGCAGTATGTCTATAACCGTGATTATACTGTCGGCGATTATGTGACCGTAGAGCATCGGCGATTCGGCATGATCCAGCCGAGGATTCAGCTTATCGGCATGATTGAAGGTTACGACCAGAACGGACGCAGCCTGACACCGACATTCAAGGAGGAATGAACATGGCTTTTTACAGCGGATTTTTCAATTCAAAGGGGCTTGACCGCACCTACACGGCGGAGGATTTCACGACCTATCTGTCGAGCATCATCTGTAACGGCATTCTCGACACTTACGGGCAGATGTTCAAGCTGACAGCGGCAAGCAGCGGTCTGAAAGTCACGCTCGGCACAGGCAAGGCTTGGATCAACGGACACTATTTCGTGAATGATGCAAGATACAGCATCGACCTCAGCGAATATCAGGATGAGTCGCTGCCGAGATATGTGGCGATTGCCATTCTGCTGGATGTCGGGGAGTCGGTGCGCAGCGTATCTCTGGAAATCACGCCCGGTACGCCTGCGGAGAATCCGTCCCTGCCTTCGCTGCCAAGTGACGAAAATAAAACTCGTTTGCTTATGTATGCTGTGCGTCTGAATCCGGGAGCAACAGACCTGACGGAACGTGACTGGTACGATTATCGTGAGGATAAGAACGTCTGCGGCTACTGCAAGTGTATTCTCGGCAAGTGCAAGGTGACGGAGCTGATGTCGCAGATGGCACAACTTGTCGCAGAGGTACAGGAGAACAACGAGACCATTGTTGAGCTGACCAATAAGGTCGAGCAGCTTGAGGCGGAGGTCGAGGATATCGGGGACATTGTCTCTGCTGGTCAGTGCGGTGAAAATGCGTACTATGCGCTCTACTCCAATGGAAAGGTGCTTGTAAAAGGCACTGGCGCAATGTATGACTACGACCTCGAATCCAATCGTTCGCCGTTCTACCGGAACGATGCGGTGAGTTCGCTCGTGGTTTCCGAAGGTATCACAACAGTCGGTAAGGATGCCTTTGAACGCTGTCTGTATCTGGAAACTGTATCTCTCCCGACAACGCTCACCTCGATTGGAAACGGCGCATTTATGCCTGCGGATGAATATCCGAATGCAGCCGGAAAGCTGAACAGCATCACCATTCCTGATGCAGTTACAACGCTTGGCGGCGCTGTGTTCTGGGGTGCTGCTCTGACTTCTCTCACAGTTCCTCATAATGTAGCGACGGTTGGAAAGTATGCTTGCCGTGATTGTACGCGGCTGACATCAGTCCTATATGAAGGCTCCGTGATCGGCGGCTTTATGTTCGTTAACTGCACAGGTCTCACGAGCTTTACAATGGCGCACACGGTCACAACAATCGGTGAACACTGCTTCAATTACTGCGGCGCACTTGAAACGATCACTTACGAAGGCAGTCTTGCGGATTGGGCAGCAATCACAAAGCAGAACAACTGGGACGGCAAAGGCGGCATGGAAGTTGGACAGTCGGGGCTTACCCGTATACAGTGCCTTGACGGATTTATGGAATGGGATGCAGAAAACCACGAATGGACGGAGGTGCATGAATAATGTGGAAATTCCTTGTAAAAAGCCAGAGCATTGAAGTTCTGGAGCGTGAAGTGCTGGCGGATCACCAGATCCAGTATGTGCAGTTCAAGTTCACCTTTGACGGCGACTGGCGGCGATTTCATAAGGTCGTACAGTTTACGCAGTGTGATGAGACCTATAATATTGTTCTCGGCACGGACGGAACATCACTGTATCTGCCTGCGGAGCTTCATGTGGGCGCTGCAAAAATGTCGGTGTTCGGCTACGACACGGAGAGCGACACGACCGTTCGTGCAACGACTGTGCCGGTTACGCTGAATATCCGTCCTTCCGGCTTTGTGGGTGATGATGATCCGCCCATTCCGCCGACGCCCGATCTGTATGCGCAGCTTCTGAAGAAGATCGAGGAAGCAGGACATGGCGCTGACGGCAAATCCGCCTATGAAATCGCTGTGGAGCATGGGTATGTCGGTACGGAGGAGGAATGGCTGGCATCGCTCAAGGGTGAGCCGGGTGAAACACCTGATATGTCGGAATATCCGAAAACAACAGAGATCACGACTATTGTCGAGCGCGAGATTGAGGCAGCAACCGGAGATTTCCATTCTCATGCGAACAAGGCAACGCTGGATGCTTTTACACCTGAACTTCTACAGGAGCTTTCCGGCTTGCAGCAGTTTGAGGATTCCACCAATTACGATATTCATGATATCCGTGAGGCACTTCTTCCGATCAGCTCTGCGGCACATACACATAACAACAAGGATGTCCTGGACAGCATCACGCAGGAAATGCTTAACGGTATCGCACAGGCACATACACATCACAACCTCGCAACGCTGAACGGCATCACGGATTCTCATGTTTCACGTTGGGAAGAAGCATACATCGCAGCAATGAATCTGAATGAGCGTGTCGGTGTCAATGAGGGCGTGTTTGAGCGCTTCAAGACCGAGATTCTCTATGATATGCAGGGCTGCCGCACATCTATTTCGGATATCCTTACCCGGCTGTCTGCCGTGGAGACTGAGCTTTCCGGCGTAGAGACTGCACTTGCGGCAATTGTGGAGGTGACGACATGAGCATTGCAAATTATCTGACGGCGCTGGATGCACAGCGTGACCAGCTTGCGAGAAATCTCGTGACAATGGGTGTGCAGGCTTCGGAGTCTGAAAAGCTGAATACTCTCGTGCCGAAGGTGCTGCAAATTCCGACATCACGACCGGAAACGACACTGTTCCATTCCGGCAGTGATGCGCTTCAGACCTACGGCGAACTGGTCTACACCTACTATGTGGACGGCTACCGCAGCATTGCTGGCTTTGCAGATGTGTATCCGCATTTCTGCTGCGCGGAGAATGCCTATGCGCTTTCCTATAATCAGCCGGACTTCAACTGGGGCGCTGTCATTTACACCATGTGTATCACTCCGGTACGCATCACGCCTGCAAGCAGAATTCTGTTCACCTATAAGTCCGGCTCGACCGATGCAGGTGAAATGTGGCTGGTGCGCAAGAGCAGTCAGCAGATGTCGCCTGCGGAAACGGCGAGATACATCCACGAAAAGCTCAGCGGCGGTGAGGCGATTTCCGTTCCGTTCGGCTGGCTCGGCTCCGTCGGCAACTATATCTCCGTCCTGCATGACTGCAGCGGTGTATCTGCTGACGAATATTATCTCGCTTGGAAGGCAGTGACAGACAATACAAGCCCGATGATCCGGACGGTCAAGGTACTGGAGGTGACAACATGAAAGGAAGTATCTGTACGGTGATTGGCGCAATCGGCGGAGGAATAGCAGCGCTGTTCGGCGGCTGGGCTTCTGCGCTGGTGACACTCATCATCTTCATGGGCATTGACTTTGCAACCGGAATGATTACCGGCGCAATGGGCAAGTCGAAACACAGCAAGACCGGAAAACTCAATAGTAAGGCTGGCTGGTACGGACTCGCAAAGAAGGGCAGCATCCTCATGCTCATTATCGTGGCGGTGCGTCTGGATATTCTGCTCAACACCAATTATGTGCGTGATGCGGTCTGCATTGCATTCTGCGTGAACGAGCTGCTGTCCATCGTGGAAAATACATCGCTCATGGGAATTCCGTATCCGCCCGCACTGAAAAATGCCATTGAGGTGCTGCAGAAGCAGACCGGCAGAAAGGATGATAACGATGATTAAGACCTATGGCTATACAGATAACACGCAGCTCTCTCCGCACTTCAATGCGCAGGAGTTCCGCTGCAAATGCGGCAAGGCACATGATTTTCAGATCGACGATGATCTCATTACAAGGCTGGAGGCGCTCTATGCAGCCCTCAACTGCTCTAAGATCATCGTGACTTCCGGCTTCCGTTGTGCTGCTCATGATAAGGCAGTCAAGGGCAGCGGCACGGGACAGCATACACTCGGCAAGGCGGCGGACATCTGCTGCTACGGGCAGAACGGACAGCCTATCTCCAGCAAGACGGTCTGCTGCAAGGCACAGGACACGGGCTTTACCGGCATCGCCAATACCACTGCTGCCTACATCTATACGCACGTCGATGTGCGTTCCGGGCGAAAGTGGTACGGTGATGAGGTTCACGGCAACAGCAGCGTGACCGATAATTTCTACAAATACTTTGGAGGCGAGGATATGAAGGGCATCGACGTCAGCGTTCATAACGGTAAGATCGACTGGCAGAAGGTAAAGGCTGACGGCATCAGCTTTGCGATTCTCCGGGCAGGTTTCGGCAGGCTGGCATCACAGAAGGATGACCGTTTCGAGGAAAACTATGCGGGTGCAAAGGCAGCAGGCATTCCGGTCGGTGCGTACTGGTATTCCTACGCCATGAGCGAGGACGAGGCTCGTCTGGAGGCTGATGTGTTCCTGTCCGTCATCAAGGGGAAGCAGTTCGAGTTCCCGGTGTACTACGATGTGGAGGAGAAGAAGCAGTTTGACCTCGGCAAGGAGAAGGTGTCGGCGATCATGCGGGCGTTCCTTGAAAGAGTTGAATCCGCCGGATACTTTACCGGTCTGTACGGCTGTGCTTCCTCTCTCACAACACATACCGCCGATGACATTAAGTCCCGCTACACGATCTGGCTGGCACACTGGTGTAACCAGACAAATTATACCGGCGCATACGGCATCTGGCAGCACTCCGAGAAAGGCAAGGTCGCAGGCATCAGCGGCAATGTCGATCTTGATGTCGGCTACAAAGATTTCCCGACCATCATTAAGGCAAAGGGGCTGAACGGCTACGGCAAGGAGGAAGTCCTGCCGAATCCGCCTGCGCCTGCTGCCGATGACGGCATCACGGTTGAGGTCACTGTGGACGGCAAGAAATACAGCGGAAAACTGAATAAGGCATAACATCAGCGCCCGTCGGGAATTTTTTCTCGGCGGGCGCATTTTTTCGTCCAAACGCACCTCGATTCTGTAGTGGGATATGAAGGGGTTGACTTTTCCGGCTGTCAATAGGAGGTGCTATCATGGAACAGCATAAAATCATTGATGAGATCAACTACTACAAAGCGCAGGAAATCACGGAACTGCTCTACGCCAGTGGTATGATCACATTTGACGAGTATGACAAATTAACGGACTTGAACCGCCGATCTTTCTCTCCCTTGTATGCGGACTTATTACCGAAAACGCTTGAAAAACCAGCCACTCAGAGTTAATATTGTATACTGACAAAGGGGGGAAAAGCAATGAAAATCAAGAAAATTGAAGCACAGCCGCATGAGGTAAAAAAGCTCCGCGTAGCAGCCTACTGCCGTGTTTCAACTGACAATGACGATCAGAAGGAAAGCCTTGAAGCACAGAAAGCACATTATGAAACGTGGATCAAGAGACATTCCAACTGGGATTTTGCCGGGATATTTTATGATTTTGGCATTACCGGAACAAAAGCGGATGTTCGTGACGGATTGCAGGCGCTGATGTATGAATGCCGTATCGGACGCATCGACTATGTGCTGACAAAGTCGGTGAGCCGCTTCTCCCGAAACACCACGGACTGCCTGTCGCTGGTGCGAGAGCTGCTTTCTTACAACATCCCGGTTTACTTCGAGAAAGAGAATCTGGATACCGGGAGCATGGAGAGCGAACTGATCTTATCCATTATCAGCGGAATGGCGCAGGATGAATCGGAGTCCATTTCCAAGAACGTAAAATGGACGGTGCAGAAGCGCATCGAAGCCGGAAAGTATAAATTCGGTTATCCGCCATATGGGTACGGACGCGATGAAAACGGCATGATGGTGATAAACCCGGAGGAAACAAAACACGTTCGTCAGATTTTTGATTGGGCGCTCAGCGGTATCGGCACATTTAAGATCGCACATATGCTCGAAGAACAAGGTGTTCCGACACGAAAGGGCAGCGCTTGGGCAGCATCAACGGTTAAGGGTATTCTCACGAACGAGAAATACTATGGTGCAGCAATGTTTCAGAAGACCTACACCGACAGCAGCTTTAAGCGACATCGCAATCACGGTGAAGCCGACAGCTACTTTGTTTCCGGGCATCATGAAGCTATTGTCAGCGAGGAAGAGTTCCATAAAGTGCAGGAGATCATAGAAATGCACATTAAAGAAAAGTGCATCGTGCGAGGTACCAGAAAGTACAACAACCGGTATCTGTTCTCTGGCATCATTACCTGCGGAGAATGCGGCGATACTTTTAAACGGCAGACGATTTCCAGCGGCATAAGCTGGTGCTGCAAGACGCATCTGAAAAACAAAGCGAAATGCTCCATGATGTTTATCCATGAGGAAGCATTCAAGGCGGCGTTTGTTACGACGCTCAATAAGCTGGTCTTTGGCGGCAAGCAGGTGCTTTACCCTTATTATGAGATGCTCCGGATTACCAATTCTGACGAGAATATTCAGCGGATTCAGGGAATGAAGCAAGAACTGCAGCGTTATGCAGAACGGAAAGATACAATCCGTCAGCTTCGCGCAAAGGGTATCATCGACAGTGCGGTCTATAATCAGGAGATCGGCAGCATAGATAAACAGTGTGAGGAATTAAGGTCAAAGATAACCGCGCTGCAGCAATCCGATGCAAGCGCGGTGCTCAGCGAGACGGAAGCACTTCTGCGGTTTAGCGATTCTGCCGGGATGCAGACCGAGTTCAGTGAACAGCTTTTTGCATCCTTTGTTGAGCGTATCATCGTGTACACAAGGAAAAGCGTCGGATTCAAGCTGAAATGCGGACTGACTTTGAAGGAGGAATTATGTACGGATACAAAATAGAAAACGGGACAATCGTTGTTGTAGAAGATGAGGCGGCTATCATCCGCAGCATTTTCAAGAATTATCTGTCTGGTATGAGTATGCAAAAGGCAGCAGATGCAACTGGTGTCGATTTCCCGCATAGCACCGTGAAAAAGATCATCCGGCAAAAACGGTATATCGGGAACGAATTCTATCCTGCGATTATCGAAAAGGAGGTATTCGCAAGAGCCAACGGTGAACTGCTCCGCAGAGCTTCTAAGCATTGCAGGGGAAAGCGCCTGAAAGAGCCGCCGATTTTCACCGAGTTCAAAATGTTTGTGCCGAAGCAGCAGTTCAGTGATCCGGTTCAGCAAGCAGAATACATCTATAGTCTGATCGAGGTGAAACGATGAATGTCATAAAAATACCTGCAAAGCCGCAGAAAGGCAATGCGGCAGCAAAGGAGGAAGTGAAGCGCCTGCGGGTGGCGGCATACTGCCGTGTCTCAACGGACAACGAGGAACAGGCTTCCAGCTACGAGGCGCAGATCCAGCACTATGAGGAATACATCAAGACGAATCCGGTGTGGGAGTTCGTCAGGGTGTATGCGGATGAGGGAATCAGCGCAACCAATACAAAAAAGAGAGAACAGTTCAACACTATGATCGAGGACTGCAAAAGAGGGCTGATCGATATGATTCTGACCAAGTCAATCAGCCGATTTGCCCGAAACACTGTGGATTGCCTAAATTATATCCGTATGCTGAAAGGCATGAATATCCCTGTTTTCTTCGAGAAGGAATCAATCAACACAATGGATGCTAAGGGCGAGGTGCTGCTTACCATAATGGCATCGCTGGCACAGCAGGAATCGGAGTCGCTCAGCAAGAATACGAAAATGGGAATCCAGTACCGCTTCCAGCAGGGGAAAGTGATGGTGAATGCACGAAACTTCCTCGGCTATGACAAGGACGAGTCGGGGCATCTGATCATCAATCCGGCAGAGGCTGAGATCGTCAAGCGTATCTTCCGGGAGTATCTGGAGGGGGCAAGCTGCATGAAGATCGCCAGAGGGCTGGAGCGTGACGGCATCTGTACCGCAAGGGGAAATCCGCGTTGGCACGACAGCACCGTCCGCAAGATACTGGAGAACGAGAAGTACATGGGTGACGCGCTCCTGCAAAAGACCTACACCATAGACTTCCTGAACAAGAAGCGTGGCAAGAACAACGGCACTCTGCCGCAATACTACATCGAGGACGACCATGAAGCAATCATCCCCAAGGAATTATTCATGAGAGTGCAGGAGGAAATGGCGAGGCGGAGCACCGAGAACAGCAGGAAACGCCGGTTCAGCTCCAATCACGCTTTTTCGCAGATCGTTTTTTGCTCTGAGTGTGAGGAAATCTACAAGCGGCTGCACTGGAATAATCGCGGAAGTAAGTACATCGTCTGGCGCTGTTCGAACCACCTGCACGAGAAAAAGACCTGCAATTCACGGACAGTCAGGGAGGACGTTTTGCAGGATGCCTTTCTGGAGGCGGTCAATCAGATCGTCGGAAACAGCCGAGAATACCTGAAAATACTGCAGCAGAACCTTGAGCTTGCGATCAAGCAGGTGAATCCGGCTTCTGTTGAGTACCTTGACGCACGAATGGAAGACCTTCAGCGTGAGCTGATCGACCGAACAGAACGTCACGAGAACTACGACGATCTGGCGGAAGAAATCCTGCGCCTGCGGCAGCTTCGGGAGCAGATGGTGATGGACGATGTATCGAAGGCAGAATACCAGAGCCGTATCAAGGAACTGCAGGCGTTCATCCAGTCCCAGCCGAAACGCCTGACATTTGACGATACACTGGTAAAGCATCTGCTGGCAAAAATCACGATATTTCCGGAGCATCTGCTGTTTGAGTTCAAGTCCGGCGTAAATATCACGATCGAAAAGTGAATAGATAGAGCGAACCCCGCGTCACTGGTTTCAGTGGTGCGGGGCTGTTTTTATTCTTCCTCGACCATAACGGTCATACCGGTTCCTTTTTGGTTTAAAGCGTATTTTCTGTCTGCATATTCACACACTCAACCATATTACAACTCTTAATGAAAAACTGCGCCTTCGTTTTCCTCGATAATACGTTGTTTTGAAACCTGTCCGCATTTTCACACACTGAAAAAGGGGCAATCGCAGAATTACACACCAACCAACCGAGTGCGTAAAAATGCGGAAATTCCGTGTATCTCAT